CTTGCTCTATGTAAAGAGATGTTGGGTCAGATCCGGGGCAAGTTTTCGACAATTCCCATTCCGGGTGACTCTGTTACTCTGAACCACGCCGAGCTTCTTTCGCAAGCGAAGGAAGAACAGGAAAAACTGCGAGAAGAATTAAAAACCATTCTTGATGAAATGACATATGCCAGCTTAATCGAACAAGACGCTTCGATGACAGAGAATGCCCAGAAAGTATATACGAGCGTCCCCAATTATATATTTATGGGCTAGGAGAAGGTAAATGTCTACCAAAAATAAATGGACCCAGCCGGATGCTCCGCCCCCGCCAATGTTCTTAAATCAAAAAGAACGGAACTTGGTGAAGCAGGTAAATGACGAACTGATTGAGAGAGTCATTGGACAAACTATTCTCTATTATCCGATTGATATAGAAATAACTGATTTTCACGATATTTACGGAGAGGCGATAGAAAAGAGCTTTCTTCCTCCTGTACGTGTCATGGCTATGGTTAAATTCGAAGGTCATGCGACAACTGCTACCAATTACGGTATTGATAGATTGCAATCTATAAGCATTTCTTTTCACAAGCGAAGATTAACGGAAGATCAAGATCTTTATGTGAGGGTGGGAGATTTTATATTGTATGCCGGCTTGTATTATGAGATTACTTCACTGGAAGAGCCAAAATGGCTATTTGGTCGCGGCGATAAGTCGTTTGAAATAGATGCTAAATGCATTCGAGTTAGAGAGGGAACATTCAATGCACAATAAGACAGGCGATAATTTAGAAAACGCCCATGTGATCTATTTGCAGCCCTCTAACCTTGCAAATGTGGATGCATCCATATATGAATGGGTTAACAACCATTTGAATATTAGTGTTACCACTCATGAAGGTTTTAAAAAAGCACCGGTTATCTGGGCTTCAGCGGAACGGGCTTTTCAAATTAAAAATCAGAAAGAGCTTCATGATTCTGATGGTGCATTGGTTTATCCCTTGGTGACAGTGGGGCGCACAGGGTTTGTGAAGGACAGAACACGCAAAGGGGTGGTATATGCCCCTATTCCGGAAAATCCTGATTATCGCGGCGGAGCTTTTAAGATCTCACGCGAACTTAATCAAAATAAGACCGCAAATTTTTCCAACTTAGATGCATGGAAGACAAGCTCTCCACGTCAAATCAACTTTGTGTTGCCCAAACAGAGAAAGAAAAGAGTCTATAACACTATTACGGTGCCTATTCCTGTGTATATCGATGTTTCCTATGAAATTCAGCTTCGTAGCTATTATCAGCAGCAAATGAATGAAATGGTGACGCCTTTTATCACCAATATGGGCGGTTTGAACTATTTTCCCTTAAGGCGCAATGGTCATTTTTATGAAGCATTTGTGCAGAATGATTTCAGTACAGATAACAATGTATTTTCGATGGGAGAAGAAGAGAGAACTTTTCAAACCAAGATTGAGATTAAAGTTCTAGCCTATCTTATTGGCGAAGATAGCAATGAGGCTCAGCCATATGATGTGGTGAGAGAAAATCCGGCTGAAATTCGCATCACACGAGAAAAGCCAATGGTGGGCGAGAAACCAGAGAGTACCTTTGTTACAGAGAAGTATAGAGGGCTTGGACAAAATCCAGATGGGCTTAAGTCTTAAAAGAGGAATAATTACGATTATTGTTCCTTTTCAATGTTTTCAGCCTATTTATTATAAGTAAAAGTTTACATATGTATAGGAGATAAATGCATGTCTGCTAAAAATTTTAGGTTTAGATCTCCCGGTGTGAGAATCGAAGAAATTGACGAAAGTCTTATTAACGTTCCGATTGTTTCCGAAGTAGGTCCGGTTATTATAGGGCGTTCTCAACATGGACCCATGTTGAAGCCGGTTATCGTTAGCACCCCTGATGAGTTTACACGAACTTTTGGCTCACCTTCTCCCGGAGGTTTTGCTGATACGGATATTTGGAGAGGAGAGAATAGAACAGCCCCTGATTACGGCGCATATGCAGCTTTGGCGTATCTTAGAAATTCAGCGCCCGTTACGTTTATTCGTCTCGGCGGGGATCAAAGCGGTGTGGCAACAGGCGACAATGGTAAAGCAGGTTGGACGACAACAGTAGCGGCACCAACTACTACTTTGGCAACAAATGGCGGCGCATATGGATTGTGGCTTTTTCCTTCGGGAACAGCCACAACCACAATGGGTACCGAAGTCGCCAGCCAGCATGGTACCGGCTCTTTGGCAGCCGTTTTCTATACAAACAGCGGCTCCGCAGTCTTAGTTTCTGGTAGCGATGGATATCAAACTAAACGACTGGCTTCGTTTTCGGGTGACATGACCACTGCGGCAATTAAACTGCGATTGTCAGCATCTGCTCGAAGCCCGGGATTCAGGTTTGACAGCACTATTGGGTGGTATCGAGATGTTGCGGTCAAAATGGATCCGGGCGCATCTAACTTTGTGCGCAAGGCTTTCAAAACCAGTCCTATTTTGACGAATTCAACTGTTGTGGACAGTGCAAATGTAGAGGGTTATTGGCTGGGTGAAACTTTCGAAGGCTATATTAAGCAATTGGCTACTGACAACGCAGCAGCAGGCGGCGCTACAGCGAATACACTGGCTTTCATTTCTCCTTTAACAAATGGGACTTATAACAAGGGTGTATATCGCTATCCCTTTAAAAGCGCTAAAACTGGCTATGTTTTTGGACAGGATTTGGGCGCTGCGGGAAGCTTTAACCCCGTCATTACGACGCCCCAACAACTTTTTAGAATCGTTGGACTCACAGAGGGACGGTGGGCATCGAAAAATATTAAAATTTCCATTTCTAACGTTTCTTATACCAAACTGGATCAGGATGCAGATCCCTATGGAACTTTCAATGTAGAAGTAAGAGCGGTATTTGATACCGACGAAAGTCCGATTCTATTGGAAACTTTTGAAGAATGCAATTTGAATCCTCGCTCTGCTAGATTTATTGCACGAGTGATCGGAGATCAATATCTCAAATGGAATGCTACCAATAATAAAGTTGAAGTGTATGGTGATTATCCAAATCAGTCCAAGTACGTTCGCGTGGAACTACATGCAAATGTCAAAGATGGTGGCGCTAATCCCAAGCTTCTTCCTTTTGGCTTCTTGGGACCAGCACGACGGCAAAAATTCCAGATTGTTTCAGGGGCTGTAGACGTCACTACGGTAAGTGGTACTTACGTTCCTTGGGACGAATCTTACACTTATGGCGCCACGTCCTATGGGGGCGCCACGGCAACAAATGGGGCAATTTATGGCATTTCAGCTTCGGGATCTGCTGATGAAGGAGAAGGAAACGCTTTTACAGCCTCTTTGAACTGGCCTGACTACCTTCTGCGCGTGACTGCTTCTAATGCTAGTCGGGGAGTCGCTTCAAAAGCTTATTTTGGTGTTCGAACATCTCTCGCTGATACTGGTCGCTTCCCCGCTGAAGGCTATTTTGACTTTACTTATCCTCTAGACAACGCTCAGGACTCGTGGGTTGTGACTCCGGGTCAAGGGACCGAATATAACTTTGCTTTCTCTCTGGATGATGTACGTCAGCTATCGAGTTCTACAAAAGGATGGGAAGCAGACGCAGCTTATGCTACGGGACAAAGGGCAGCAGGCACTTCTATTACTGCCACGGGCATCTATTATAGGTCTGTGGGTCCCGCCGCCGCGCTTCAACGCTTTTATTCCAACACCACTGAAGGTTGGAAGACCGTTCTTGATGCTGGCTATAACTCCTTTACACTACCAATGCATGGTGGTTTTGATGGCGTAGATATTAAACAGAAGAACCCCTTCTCAATTACAAATGTGGGAACCACAGATGGTGGTGAGGGGCAAACTAATTATGCTTATTTCTCTGTCTTGAGTGCGGTTAAAATGCTGAGAGATCCTGAATTCTTGGATTTCAACTTGGCAGCAGCCCCCGGCATTGTTAACGCTACCTTGAATACAAAAATATCCGATTATTGCCAAGAGCGTGGCGATTCGTTGGCAATCTTGGATCTTGATTCAGGATATCGTCCTTTGGAAGACGTTACTCCATCAACTTTAACTGCCACCAACAAGCGTGGAACAGTTTCGGGAGCGATCAACTACAGGGCAAACAGCATCAGTTCCGTTATTACGAGCTATGCGTCGACGTTCTATCCATGGGTGGATATCGCCGATGGCGCCAATGATGCCGTGGTTACGGTTCCTCCAACAGTTGCCATGATGGGCGTTTTTGGAAGAGTTAAACAGACTTCTGAAGTATGGTTTGCTCCGGCAGGCTTCCGTCGCGGCGGGCTGTCAGATGGGTCGACAGGCTTGAGAGTTCTCAATGTAAAAGATCGTTTGACTTCTTCGGAAAGAGATGCTCTTTATGACAATGGTATCAACCCCATTGCAAACTTCCCGGCTGAAGGGATTGTGGTCTTCGGGCAAAAAACACTTCAGATTCAGAGAAGCGCACTGGATAGAATCAATGTTCGTCGCCTGATGATTTATCTGAAGCGACAAATCGGCGGCGTGGCAAGAAATATCCTCTTTGAGCAAAACCTCAAAGACACTTGGGATAATTTCACGCAGGATGCCGTTGATATTTTGGATAGCGTTCAGGAAGGATTGGGCATAACCGATTATAAATTTGTCCTTGACAACACAACTACTACTCCAGACTTGATTGACCAGAATATTCTGTATGCCAAGTTATTTGTTAAACCTGCTCGAGCCATTGAATTTATTGCGCTTGACTTTATTATTACAGCAACTGGAGCGGAATTCCCTGAATAAATTTTAGATAATACTATATAATAGTAAAGGATATAGGAGACTTAAAAAGCATGGCACCTACAAATCAATTTTGGTCTATGAGAAATATAGAGCCGAAGAGAAAATTTCGCTGGATCGCGACCATTGGAAACGATCAAAAGCTCTTCAGTTATGTTGTGACAAAGGTGACTAAGCCCGAGTGGACCACAGCCCCCAAAGAACATAAAATTCTTGGGCATACGTTTAATTATCCGGGTCCGGTGACGTGGAATCAGGTTGAATTGACGTTTCTTGATATTGCAGAGGCAGACGCGAATCGAGGTAACGCCGCCCTGTTCTTGCAGGATGTGATTTACGCTTCCGGTTATGTTCCACCTACCAATATTAATAATGCAGCCGCAGCCGGCGTTACAAAAGCTCGTGCTACTTCTGCTTTCGGCAGGCTCAACATCGAGCAGCTTAACGCTGACGGGATTGTGTTGGAAAAATACACCTTTAATAACCCATGGATTGAAAAGATTAGTTTCGGCGGCGAGTTGGATTATTCTACCGATGACTTTTTAGATCTCACTCTGACGGTTCGTTATGATTGGGCTCAGATTGAGAAGGGTGATAGCATACTGCCCCCCACCGGTAAAACCAAAGAATTACTCAACAGTCCCGGACTTTCCAACGCCAACGTTCCATGGGGTCATACCGTGGATAACAAAGGCAAGATTAGCAAAAATTGATTATCCTATTTAATCCATTCCATACTAACCTGATGAGGTGTTAGATGTCAGTTAGAAATAATGAGGAGCGAGTCGGGGCGGCTCCAAACCAAGATAGCCCCATACCCACCCCAAATTTACAAGATCCTTTAAACTTTGTTGTTCCTACTTTGCATGTGGATTTGCCCTCCAAGGGGCAATATTATGGCGACAGGCATCCCCTCCACGGCGAAGACACTATTGAAATTCGCTTTATGACAGCCAAAGACGAAGATATTTTAACGTCCCCCGGCTTAATAAAAAAGGGAATTGTGTTGGATCGGCTTGTTCAGAGCTTGATACTTAATCGTTCTATCCGTGTTGAAGAGCTTCTGCTCGGAGATAAAAATGCAATTTTGATTCAGGCACGAATTTCAGGATATGGACCATTGTATGAAGCCAGAGTTACGTGCTCTTCATGCATGGAAGAGCAGACCGAAGAATTTAACCTAGAAGAATGCACCACATTGAAGGAAAGCGAAGTTGAATTTGAGGAAATCCAAACATTGGAAAATGGAAACTTTCTGGCTACTCTTCCGCGTACCAACGCACAGTGTGAAATAAAACTGCTCCGAGGACAAGAAGAGAAGGTTCTTTTGAAGGACTTAAACAAAAAGAACAAAAATACAGAAGATCGCTATGCCACTCAGCACTTAAAGTTGATGATTCAATCTGTTAACGGCTACACTGAAAAACGAGTTATCGATTATTTTGTTGAAAATATGCCCATTCCAGACTCTCGATTGTTGCGCTATTTATATGAGAAGATTAACCCCAATGCAAATCTAAAAACTCAGTTTGAGTGTGAGAATTGCGGACATTCAGAGGACATGGAGGTTCCTCTCACCGCCGAGTTTTTTTGGCCTAAGCAATGAGTACATAGAAAGCGTGTATGAAGAACTGTTCCTCATGAAATATCATGGAGGTTGGTCATTCTTTGAAGCTTATAACTTGCCTGTTACCATCCGTCGTTGGTTTCTTGAACGTTTAACAAAACAGTTAAATGAAGAAGCTGCCGAAATCAAAAAAGCATCCTCAAAATAAAGAATATTTGATTTCTTCCCTAATTACTGTGTAGACTTGCATTTTATGGAGATGAATAACAATGGCAGACAACACCAAGAAGACCGGGGGTGATCCAAACGCGCCTGCTCGGATCAAAGACGAAACTGCTGCAATTATACGTCGAACTGAAGCAAAAAAAGAAGAGTTAGCAGTTGAGAAGCAATTGGCGGATGCATCCAGTTTAAAGTATCAATCTCAATTGGCGGATGTGTCAATACAAGAACAAAATGTAAAACAGCTAGAAGAATACCTCAAAACTGTGCGCAAGGGCAATGATGCAATTGAAGCCAAAATAGCCCTTTTGAAGAAAGAGAAAGAAGCGCTGAACGAAACACCCACCACTGAGGAACAGAAGAAGCGACTAGATGCTCTCAATAAATCGATGGAAGATCTAGAGAAATTAAAAGGGGTTAGCGCAGAACAACTAACAAAGGAAATTCAAAATCGGAAAGCTGCCAACGCTCTCCAGAGAGAAAACATTGATTTCAACATAGAAGCGGAAGCCGGTCTAGGCAAGCTTGTTAAAAAATACGTTGATTTTGACAAAATACTTAAGATGGTGAACAATCCAATGGCTGCGATGAACATGCTTCTGACAAAAGTTGCAGAAGAAATGATCAAAGCCTCAGTGTCTTATGACGCCGCCCGTTCCGAGTTGATGAAGCTTACCGGCGGTACAACCCAATATAACGCTGCTCTGGCTGATACAATTAGCGCTGCTTCACAGGCTGGTTTGCTGCGAAAAGAGGCGGCGGCAGGCTTTAACGCTCTGGCCGCCGGGATGGTAAATTTTGGTCAACAATCAGCAGCGGTTCAAACCCAACTTGGTCTTACTGCTGGGGGTTTTAAGAAATTTGGTATCGATATTAGTCAAAACATGAACGTTGCCACCAAAGGCATGGGGTTTACTGCCGAGGCTGCAAACCAGCTTCAGCTTGACCTTTTCGCCGCCGGATCTGCCCTAGGACCATATATGACTAAAAAGGTTATGCAAGAATTTGGTCCTGCCATGGCTTCTCTTGGTGCTTTCACCAAGGATCGCGCCATTAAAGTCTTTAAACAATTGGCAGCCCAAGCAGCCGCAACTGGTTTGGCAATTTCTGAATTAACTGGTTTAGCCGAAAAGTTTGATACTTACGATTCAGCCGCCACTTCTGTTGGTCGCTTGAATTCTCTTTTGGGTGGAGATTATTTGAACTCTATTCAAATGCTCAATGCCACTGAATCTGAGAGAATTAAAATGCTTCAAAATTCTTTGAAAATGTCTGGAAGACAATTTTCTGATTTAAGTCGTTTTGAAAAGAAAGCATTGGCTTCATCTGTCGGGATCAAAGATATGACAAAAGCAATGAAGCTGTTTGGCACGTCTGCTGAAAATATGGAAATTATGAGAAAGAAGGCTGAAGGAGCCGGCTTGACATTGGAACAATTTCAAGCAAGACAGAAGGCGACCAATAGTCTGTCGCAACAATGGGCAGTTATAGTGCAAGATTTGGGAGTTGTTATCAAGCCAGTGGTGGATTTGCTGATATTAATGACGAGTTGGGTAGCAAAAAACATGTATTGGATAAAGATAGTTCTATGGGGATTGGCTGCGTGGGTGGTGCTTAAAAAAGCTTGGATCAAATGGACTATGCTTCAAGCGGCATGGGCAGCCGCATGGACATTTTCTATCGGAGCGGAAACAACAGCAAAAGGTATTAATGCCGGGGTGACAAAGGGCGAGACCAAAGTTAAAAAAGAAGCTTTAGCCGTGACGTCAGCCTCTGTCCTTCCCACCCTTGCACTCGGCGCCGCAATACTTATGATCGGCGTTGCTATAGCTATAGCTGCTGTAGGAATGGCTCAGTTTGTTAAGGCGTTTGCGGGAATGTCTCCTCTTAAAATTTTGGCTATTTCAGTAGCTCTTTGGGTGTTTCTCAGCGCCATGACTGGGATAGTATCAATTCTTGCGGGTCTTGTGTCTAGTGGAGTTCTTCCTGTCGCTGCCGCTGGTTTACTGGGCTTTGGTGCAGCAGTTTTATTGATCGGCGTGGGAATTGCTGTAGCGGCTCTAGGTATGATGTTGTTTGTAAGCGCTTTTGATGGAATGAAGCCGAAACACATTTTTGCTGTGGCGCAAGCAATATCTGTGTTCATGTTGGGTCTGCTTTATCTGGTGGGTGTTCTTGCCCTTCTTATCTGGACAGGCGCTCTTGCAGGTTTGACATGGGGCTTGGTAGCTTTCGGCGCGGCTGTGGCACTAATGGGGCTTGGCGTAGCCTTTGGGGCTGTGGGGATGGCAAGCTTGGCAACCGCTTTAGAGAAAACAATAGCTACCGATGCGGGAATTACTAAGTTTGCGGCAACGATCAAGATCTTGGCGATGGGGATCCTCCAGTTTGCTCTTGTGATTGGTGTCCTCACTTTAGCCATGGGAGGCTTGGCGCTTGTCGGGCTATTTGGCTTCTTTGGAGGCTTAATTGGCGGTAGTGCATTAGCGTTGTTTATTTTAGGAATTGGAACAGCCATGAAAGCGATCTCTAGTGATAGCATTACCAAAATGGTTAAAATGTCACAAGCTGTTAAAGTGCTTTCCGACTCTTTAAAGGACATGGGAGCGGTTAAGTCAAATGTTATCGTGAGCACAAAAGAGGTATTTGAACAAATTGGCAAAATAACACCTGCGAGTGGAAAAGCCGCTTCCCAAGCCATTGAGGCTTTTCACAAGGCAGTCGTGGATGTTCGAGAACAAAAGAAATTTGAATTTGAATTAAAAATAACACACAATAACGTAAAAGAGACCGAGGCGAGCTTTACTCTGTTCAAGGAACAACTCAACAAAGCACTGTCTCAAGCTACCAACTAGTTCGATAGAGGAGAAGATAAATGGGAAGCCCTTTTAAACATGGCGGAATAACGCGAGGCACTGATGGTTTTGTTAACCATAACAAAATATACATCCAATTTTTTCATTTACCTTCAGGTCTTACGGTTGACTTCAAAGGTTTTATAACCGATTATACTGAATCTTATAATGTAAGCTTTAATGAACAGGAGGTATATGGTAGAATGGATCCTATTGCGACTTATCAAGGTACAAAGAGGAAGCTTGCTTTAAGCTGGTCTCTTGTGGCAGAAAGTGACGCTGAAGCTTATGAAAATTGGAAAAAATTGCAAATCTATATCAAAATGCTTTATCCATCATACAAAAAATTTGTTTTTGGCAAAGATGCTGCTGGGCAAGATTTTTCTGCAACGACGCTTGCATCCCCTCCGTTGCTTAAGTTGAAGTTTATGAATCTGATTGCAGATAGTTCGATAATGGAGTTGGAGAAGGGACCCCTTGTAGATAAAATGGTACGAAAAATAAAATATAGTGACGGAGGTGATGCTAGAACGGGGGGCTTGTTGGTTGTTCCGGGCTCTTTAAACGTCAATCCTCAATTTGCGGATCGGGGTGCATTGTTGCTGCCCGGGGGTGAGCCGGGCGCTAGAAACATTTATCCCGGTGCAAGCTTGGATGGTGGTAAGCCGAAGCATCAAAACTCTGTCACCGATGCTCAGGCACCGGTTGTGCTTCCCTATGAAATTGCTTTGTCCACCGAGTTCACCGTGCTTCATCAGCATGATTTAGGATTTCAAAAGACGATCGACAAGGCAGCAATGAAGGTCGTTCAGGGGGAGATCAAAGTCAGAGAGCAAATGATGAAAATGCCGGGGGGTCCAGTGGTTCACACGAAAAAAAAGACCCTGAAGCCAAAAGCCGCCCGCGCTTTTATCAGAGCGCAGATTCAGAAGAAGAAAAAAGTTCTTTCCGCCCTCACGAATACGCCCGTGGTTGACAAGAAAGGTTTTGAGAGATTCCCCTATGGAATTAAGGAGAAGAAATAAAGATGCCATCCAGATATAATAACCGAGCAAAAGTGGACGTTTCTAAAGAAGAGATGTTTCGACAGATTAAAGAAAGGCGTGATTTAAACATGATTACGCTATATGGCACTGCTCGTTTTAATAGCCTTACAGATTTGCAATTACAAAGTCTAGGTTATGAGACGTATACGTGGTCTCGCGGAGATAGATTTTATAAAATAGCAGCAGATTATTATGGCGATCCCTCTTATTGGTGGGTTGTGGCTCTTTTTAATAATACGCCTACTGAAAAACAAATTGCAATTGGTCAAGAAATTTATGTTCCTCTTGAGCCAGAATCACTTGCTTCAATGATGGGGGTCATTTAATGCCTGATCCTCCAAAGAAAGTGATCAAAAATGCCAACAAAAATGAATATTCTGATCGGATCCGCCGAGCAGAACAATGTTGGCTTATAGCCAATTCAGATATTGTGGTCAAAGATAATCCCTCTGGGGGTGGGTTTGCTGCTCCGGCGTTTTGGTATGGACACTCTTTCAACACTCACCATATTTCGATGGATTACGTGTCAAAATTTGAAGAAATTCTAGGGAAATTTTTTATTGGACCTGAAATTGCCACACTTTTCGATCTTAAAACTTCGGAAATTTCTGGGTTACTTCCCCGACTGGACCTGTATCGCGTGGACATCGACCCCAAAACTGGAAAAGTGGTAAATACTCTACCGTTTCATTTTGCGTCCCATGTCAGCAAGACCAACGTCGCAGATTTAATAAGCGGCAAGACTGACCGTTTCGGGGAAGCGGGTATTATGGGCGTTAACTGGGAACTCTTGGGCGGACAGCCAGCAGAAGTCAAGCGCTATGTTCAAGTTGATATTGAATTTTTCTTTTCTACAATTTCTATTTTGACTCGCGATGGAAAGAATCTTCCTAAAAACCGTCTCTCTTATTTGGACTTGTTCCGCCGTCGCGGAAATTCTGCAACGGAACCTCCATACAAGCTTCGGCTTGATGTTGGATGGCATCTGCCGGATGAAAACTCCGCCATTTTTAAGGGGGATAAAAAAAGAGCACAAGCTGTCCGCAAAGCTTTGAGTCGTTCCAACAAAACCATGTGGCTTCAATTGAGAAACCATGATCTGAAATTCAATCAAGACGGGACTGTTAACCTCACTATACAATATTTTAGCTCTCTTGAGTATGATTTGCAGAAAATAAACGTGATTAAGGATAACAAAAACAAAGGCTCTCAGAAAAAATGGAAGAAAGAACTTAAAAAAGCAGAAGGGATTTATAAACAATTCAAAGATGCTAAATGCAAGCCCAGTAACACACACAAAGGTCCCGATTGGTTAGGCACCCGGTGGAACCAAACACAGGAATATACGGATTGGCTTCGAGATCAAAAGAAAATGAAAATGAGACTTGAGTTTGCTCAAAAGTCGATCAATCAAAATAGTTTTAGCATTTTGAAAAATATCAATGATTATCTTAAGGCAAAAATTCCGGAGAGTACTAAGCTCAAGGGTGGAAAATGGGCAAGAAGCCGAATTTTTCAAGTGACGGTTCCTGCTGTAGAGTTGGGGTTTGCCGATGGCAATATTATGCTCGAAGATGGCTGGTTTACGAATACTTATGGCGGCAAAAACATTAAAGTACAAGTTGAGGGCTACGGTGATATGAGGGCACGCAGAGGGTACAAAATTACGCCTATATCGATTTACTCCGCTTTTACTCAAGGTAAAGTGGGCGCTCGATTAAAAAAGGTTAGCAAAATTGCTAAAGGTGTAAAATTAAGCTCGAAAGACATGAAAGAGTATAAAAAACAAATCAATCTAATGGAAAAAGAATTAGTAGCCACGGTAGATAAGAAAAAAAATACAACTATTCAATATTGTTTTCTCGGAGACATTATAGATGCAGCTCTCGAGGCTTGTAAAATGGTCTATGGTCGATCGGATCCCCATCTGAACTCTATCTTGTCTAACATGAAGATTGTTTTCGGGATATTGACCATTCCCACATTTCAGGGTCAAACTGGCAAAGCTACAAAACGCCGTAAAATTCCTTTGAATGATTTACCCGTATCTTATAATTTATTTAATGCGTGGTTTATTAAAACGGTAATCAATTCCGGAAGAAAAACTATTCTGTTGAAAGATTTTATTCGACTTCTTCTTACCCAGCTTGTTAATGCTGCTATGGGCAATAATTGTTTTGCAGATCAACACGAAGCTTTTAAAAACTTCCCTCCTAACCGAGTGGATTTGGGCTTTTACACACTCAGGATACCGAATTCAAATGATAAGCCGGAAGAGCTTTTTACAAAAAGTAGAGCAGACGAGTCATTGGCAAAAGTTCCTATATTTGAAAAAAGGCTAACTGTTGCTCAGAGTGAGGCTTTAAAATTTTCCGAAGCTGAACCGGAGGACGACAATGTCACACTGACAAATTATTTTTTCATCAATGCTGTCAATTCGGATATGATGAAAGTCCGAAAACAAGATCGCATTAGGGACATGAAAAGTGGAGTTTTTCATCTTAATATTGCTCAAGATGATGGTATCGTAAGAGATATATCGTTTTCCAAAGTTAATGCTGATTATCTCGAGGAGGCTTTGCTGGAGACTTCTAAAACAAAAAGGAAACTTGAAATCTTTCGACGTATATATAATGTGGACATTGAATCATATGGAAATGCTTCTTTTTTGCCCGGGCAGTTGTTTTATGTCGATCCTACCACCGTTGGACTGGGCTCGCCTTCAGATAAGACTTCGACAGCCCGTGCATTGGGATTAGGGGGGTATTATGTGGTGGTAAAGGTCTCTAGCAGTGTTAGCAGAGGTCAGTTTTATACCAAGTTCTCAGGGCGATGGGTTGGCTTTGGAGATGGCGAAACTGTATTTAAAACAGCCGCAAGCGCCAACGCTGCAGCAAAAAAGAAAGGGTGTGATAGGGAAAAACTGGTGGAAGAGTGGCAAACTCTCCCCGAGGCACTTAAGTTCTAAAGAGGGAAAACCGTGGAAAAACTCAATCCAGATGCTATTCTAGATCTAGACATGGAGAGTGTATTGATATCGGCGGATGTCTTTGGCGTTGACAACAGCAACGCTTCTGATTTAAAGCGATCGTTCAATGGTCGTGCAATATTCAAGGAGCACGGAACTCCCGTACTTCTCCCTGCTGGATTTGATTTCTTAAGCACAGGTTTTTATTATGGGAAGGTCAATACGATCGGCAGGGCTATTTTGCCCAAAAGAGAAAGTTTGGTTCGTGTGCCCACTAAGTTTACGGATGGGGAAGAAATTTTTGTAAACAAATATGTATATCAGCTTTATTTAAATTTTTATGAAAATCTTAAAGTAGACTTTGCCACCAACAACTACGATCTTAAAGCCTTTATGGAAGTCTTTAGCATTGCGGGAGGTGCTGGACCAGCCGAAGATATTGAAAATTCTTATCTGGCGTCCACTGCCGATTTAATAAGTGACATTTTTTTAAACGAGGTGTTCGATGATACCACTAATATCAAGGACACCGCTTCGGATTTTCCCTCTTATTTAAAAATAATTTATAAATTGTTTAAACTTGGAAAATTAACCAAAGATGTATTCTATAGTGAGTATGTGATGAGCGGAGAAAATTCGATGCTCAACTCAGGGTTGATGTTTGAAATAGACAACGTTAACAATACGGGCTATGATGATGATCTGGGGAAATATAATAATTATTATCGCTATCCTCTGTATAGTAAGATTGCGGCATATTTCATAGCATCGGGCCTGCGTTATGATGCAAATGCGCCATGGCGATTTGTGATGGATTTAAATTTGCCTGTCACTATTCAAGCTATGAAAGGAATATCTAAAAAGGAGTTTTTTGAGGATAACTTTTATCTTGTAGAGGGAACGGTGGATGAAATGGATTTATTTTATGAAGCGATTTTTCGCTCTTATTTGAGCCTGCTAGGGAAAGCGCCTTTGTATTTCCGCAGTGAACAGCGATCTTTTTTGTGCTCGAAGACATATCGCGAATTTAAAAAATCTTCTGCCCGCTCCTTTTCACGACAGATCTACTCCCAGTTCGAACTAGACGAACTATATGACAAAAATTTTGATAATTTTTTAATAAGATATGCTCAAATTTTGAATGTTCTCTATGCGAAGGGCAGGAATCAAAATCAACTTTTGCTGGATATTTCCAACAAAATGAAAAAAGGTCTTGACAAAGAGGTGTTGGTGCGCTATACTTTCAATAAAATGAAATACTGTTGAAAGAGGCAACCATGTTTTTCCAAGTTTTTGAAAATCAATTTTTCCACAACAATCAAGTGGTCGACTTCCTTCCGGAAGCTTGTGTCCATACGTGGGATCATCAGGCGCCCCTCAATGATCGCAATGTTGATTATGGATATGTCTGGGCTCAGGGGCAATCTCTGGATGACGTGTGCCCGGATACGATTTATGAAGAATGGGCGAAGATCAGCAAAAAGGTCAAATCAATTCTCAAATCTTACCAAGTTGTCGGTGCAGATATTTCCGCATTTAATGTGTGCCAAATTGTTCCCGAGAAATTTCTTTTAAAATACCTTTTGTATAAAAACCAAATATCCCAACATGTTTTTGAAAACTTCGAAAAACCCCTGAATTATGGTTTTATGGCAGATTTGCATCGAATGTGTGCTGAAATCGCCGAAAAGCCCCTAAAAATTAATTTGGATGAGATCAAATATTCATATCAGCACCGAGATGTATACAAGAGAATTAAGAGGGCATCGTCATTCGTTCAATATGATGCCTATAAGACGATTACAGGACGTTTGAGCATCCAACCTATGTCTTTCCCTATTTTGAATCTTAAAAAGGAGTGTAGGGGCATTATAGAGCCATATCAGCACTGCTTTGTTGAGCTTGATTTCAATGCGGCTGAATTGAGAACTTTTCTGGCTTTATTGGACATCGAACAACCAGAGGGAGATATTCACAACTGGATTGGCGAGGAAGTCTATGGAGGTAAGTTTGAGAGGGACAAGGTAAAGCAGAAAACTTTCTCGTGGCTTTATGATCCAAAGAAGACAGATAAAAAATTAGAAGCGATCTTCGAAAGATCGAAAGTTTTGGAGAAATATTATAATTATGACAAAGGAGAAGTGGAGACTTATTTTGGAAGAAAGATTCCCTGCGAAAAACACTATGCTTTAAACTATATCATTCAATCTACTACTTCTGATCTTTTTTTGAAACAGGCAATCAAAATTTGGAAACGATTAAAAGGAAAAAAATCAAATGTGGCTTTTACTATTCACGACTCTTTGGTTCTTGATTTTCATTTATCTGATCAAGAGACAATTAGGGAAATAATCGAAGAGTTCTCGAATACCGAATTAGGAAAATTCAAAGTTAACATTTCAGGCGGAAAGAATTTCGGTGAAATGAAAGAGATGAATTTATGAACATTGTTGGTTTAGGTCAGTGCGGGTGCAATATCGCAGAAAAATTTGCAAAATATTCTCAGTATGAAGTTTACCTCTTTGACTCCGAAGAAAGAGAAGGTAAAAACTTTAAACTTTTAAAAGAACAAAAAAGCCACGAAGAGTATGAGGAAAATTTTCCACATTGTGAATTCCAGCCCGAATATGAAGAAACCATATTTATTTGCGCTACGTCGGGCACCATCACGGGAGCAAGCTTAAAAGTACTGGAAAAATTCAAAAACACAGAGGTTAGAGTGGTTTTGATTATTCCAGAAGAAGCCGAAATGCTCGAGACATACGCCATGCAGCATAAGCTGATTTTTAACGCATTGCAAGATTATGCGAGGTCTGGGGTGTTTAAAGATATTATTCTCATCTCCAACGAAATTTTGGAAGATACTATTCCAGATGTGACATTTCTGAATAAGCATGACAAGATTAACGAAGTGGTAAGCTATTCTCTTCATCTGATTAATGTCTTTGAACACACGAAACCAGTGTCCCGAACAAAGATTGATCATAAAGAGCATTGCCGCATTTTATCGCTTGGAAGCTACGATTATAAAAATAATTCAGAAAAAATGTATTTTTTTCTTGACAATTTTGTTGAAAGCGTGTATTATATGTCTATACCGAAAAAGATCTTAGAAAAGGATTTTGAATTGGTCAAGTTGATAAAAAGCAATTTTAAAGAAAAAGAAAATTCCAGCTATCAAGTTTATTCAAACAGCTTTGATTATGACTACGGGATAGTGGTGCAACGAACTCATTTTCATCAGGGACAACTTTTTTCTTGACAAACCGATAATAGTTTGCTATAATAGAGTGTATAAACAACAAAAGGAGAAAGAATGAAAGCTTATACAGGCACATTTATTAAGAAGAGTGGAGAAGAGAGAACAATGACCTTTGCGAAAGTTGATGAACTTCCAAAGGGCTTATTGCCGGAAGGAAAAGGAGGAAAAAGGGCAAAGTTACCCGAAGGCATGGAATTGGTATGGGATATTGAGAATAATTATTATCGTATGTTTAATTTTAAGACTGTTGTAGGAAAACTCGAAGAGTTTGAGATTGATTCAACAACCCTAACACAAAAACAAGGAGTTTAAAATGGGTATTGACATGAAAAAGATGAGAGAAAAGTATAACGCTCTCAAAAGCAAAGGCGGAAGCCGCAAAGACAATTTGTTTTGGAAGCCTCAAGATGGAGATCAGGTAATTCGTATTTTACCTACTTCTGATGGCGATCCTTTCAAAGAATTTTGGTTCTATTATAATCTAAGTGGCGGTCCCGTTCTTTGTCCAAAGAAAAACTTTGGTGAAGACAGTCCCGTTCTGGATTTTGCGTCCTCTCTATATAAAGAGGGAACACCAGATTCTATTGAAATGGCTAAAAAGCTGTTTCCAAAGCAAAGATTCTTCTCTCCGGTCCTCGTGAGAGGGGAGGAAGGACAAGGGGTTCGTGTGTGGGGTTATTCTAAGACCGTATATGAACAACTTCTTCAGCTTGTCTTGAATCCCGATTATGGCGATGTTACTGATGTGGACGAAGGAACAGATCTCGTCCTTAATTATGGCAAAGCCCCGGGAGCAATGTTTCCGTCAACAAAGTTGACTCCAAAGCGCAAGACTTCCCCAGCTTGCAAAGATGGAGACAGCGACTGCAAGGATCTGTTGGGTGAAATTCCTGACTTTGACGGTCTCTTTGAGCGTCGTAGCACTGAACAAGTTCAAGAACTTCTTGACAAGTTTATGCAAGGCGGCGATGAAAAAGAGGAAGTTAAGAAATATGCAGCGTCTGGAGATGACAAAGTTTCTAAAGCTTTTACCGAACTTTTAGGTAGCTAATATGGCAGTGACAAAAGCAAAAGCTGGAAAGCTTAATATGGCTGAAATGGCTAAACTTCTCAACAAGAAGGCTGGAACAAATGTTGCCCACGATCTCACTAAGGAAAACCCTACTGAGGTCAAAGAGTGGATTCCCACTGGTGCCCGGTGGCTGGACTCTATTATTTGTAGAGGAAAGCTGGCGGGGATCCCAGTTGGGAAAACAACTGAAATTGCAGGCTTGGAATCAACCGGTAAATCCTATATGGCGGCTCAAGTAGCCGCCAACGCTCAAAGAATGGGCATAGGCGTAGTTTACTTTGATTCTGAATCCGCAGTTGATCCGACCTTTTTACAGAGAACCGGTTGTGATTTATCCAATTTGCTTTATGTGCAAGCATCGTCTGTCGAATTTGTCTTGGAGTCTATTGAAGAACTTTTAGGTTCAGGAGAAAAACTTCTCTTTATTTGGGATAGTTTAGCTCTTACGCCTAGTGAAAAAGACGTGGAGGGAGATTTCAATCCACAATCTTCAATGGCTGTAAAACCGCGAATCCTTTCCAAAGGAATGTCAAAGCTTACCGTTCCCTTAGCAAATGCTCAGTGTACGCTTTTAGTCTTAAATCAACTAAAAACGAACATTACGAGCAATATTGCTGAAGCTATGACAACGCCCTATTTCACCCCCGGTGGAAAAGCTATGATCTACGCATATTCTTTGCGCATCTGGCTTACGGGCCGCAAAGCGAAAGCATCTTTCGTTACTGACGAAAAAGGTTTTCGTATTGGTTCAGAAGTGAAGGCAAAGCTAGAGAAATCTAGATTTGGCACTGCTGGACGAATGTGCAACTTCAAGATTCTGTGGGGGGCAGATATTGGAGTCCAAGACGAAGAAAGCTGGCTTGACGCCATCAAAGGTTCCGATGCACTAAAAAGCGGAGGAGCATGGTATACTCTGACATCTAGTGAGGGGCGAGAGTTTAAATTTCAGGCTAAGCAGTGGGTTGAAAAACTCCAAGATCCTGAGTTTAGACAGGTTGTTTTTGATGTGATGGATGAAGAGGTTATCATGAAGTTTGATACCCGTCAAGGGGAAGCTAGCCAATATTATGATACCGAAGTGGAGGAAAAGCTTTAGGAATTGGAGGGCGAAAGCCCTCCTTTTTGCGGG